ATATCTATATCATGCAAAAGAAAACTCGCAGTTTACTAGAGGAATTAGAGGCTATTGGAAATAATCGTGATACTAAACATATCATTGAGAGCCGTGCCCATAACATAATTACCAGTGCAATTAATCTTTTAGAAATGATTAACAAGCATTATGATACTGAGAAAGCTCAAATATTAGAGCGTAAATTGTTAAGTGCAATCAAAGCGAGAGATCAGGATAGATTTTCCAAAAGTATTAGGAAAAAAAATGAAAATCAATGAAGTTGTGCTTACTGAAGGTGTGTGGGACGATATTAAAAATACCACTAGTAATGTAAAAGGTATAGTCTCCAAAGCAGGAAATAATGCAAAACGATTCGTGCCTACCGCAAGTCAACTTAGAACTACTACAAAAAAACTTGGAGCCACAGCAAAACAATTTGGAACTTCGGCAGCCAATGTTGCATCTAATGCAGCCGGTCGGGTAGGCGACGCAGCCGCTAAAGCACATTACACATTGACAGGTAAAGCAGGAGTAGGTAAAAATCTTGCAACACAACAATATTTTGTCAAAGATTTTATTGGTAAAATGCGTTCCGAATTAGCCGCATCTAGACAATCTGGGGTTAAACCAAACACAAATGCCATTATAATGTCATTGGCGTCTAGTCAGGGATGGGATATAGCAAATAGCCCATACAAAGCACAAGTTCAAACTGCAATAAAAAATGTAGATACTACTAACTTCGGTGGCACTGCGGTTAAACAATTAGGTGCTTTGTTGTACCAAGTAGCTACTGCTAATGTTGCTACAAATACACAAGCAGGCGCAGGCACACAAGCGGGTTCTGGAGTTGCATCTGCAGGAGGCCAATATAAAAATCCATTGGCAAATACTATTCTTCAACATAGTAATGATCCAAAAGCACTTCAAGCTACAGTATTCCAATCACTTGGTGTTTTGAGAAAAACTAATCCAACCAAGTACAGTGCAATTGTTTCACAATTGAAAAAATTACCAACTACATAATGAACTCAATTAGAGATTTAGTCGTTAAACTTGAAAGTCTAAATGAAACTGTTATCAAAGAAGATAAAGGTCATTTAGACCATCCTGAGGATTCTATATTCATAGGTGGAAGTAAGTACGCCAAAGCAGCAGTTAATGCTATGGTAACAACAGTACAAAATCCTGACGTAGTTACAATTAAATGGGACGGGTATCCAGCATTAATATTTGGTCGTGGACCAAATGGTAAATTTGCAGTTATGGATAAACATATGTTCAATAAAAAAGACGGTGCCGGAAGAATGGCATATAGTCCTGAACTGTTTCAAAAGTATGATTTAGAGCGTGGGGTAGATCGTTCTGGGTTACATGAAATATTAAAGCATATATGGAAAAGTTTAAGTAGTGAAGATCAGGGCTCAGGATATTATTGGGGTGATTTATTATTCAGCCAACCCTTACAAGACGAAAATGGTTTATTTAAATTCCGTGCAAATCCAAATGGAATTACATATACAGTAGATACTAAAAGCGAAATAGGTATGTTACTCAAGGATAAAATTGCCGGAATAGCAGTACATCAATACATTAGACCTACTGCATTATCAACAGATGAGGCTACTAGTTTAAATGGTAGCATAGGACAATTGAAAAACAATAGTAATGTTGCAATTGTCCCTAGTAAGATGCCAGTAGCACCTAAATTAAAATATAGTGAGCAACAAAGAACTAAAGCGTTGCAACTAATAGACCAGTATGGTCCTGCAGTTGATCAATTATTGGTAGCCCCTGCAGGATGTAAAAGCTACCTTAATAGTAATTTGTTTACATCGTTTATCAATAAAAAAGTACGTGAAGGTAATTTTCAAAATCTATTGAAAGATTTTATGGCATTTGCATCTAGTAAACAAATTACTGATACAGTAAGAAATAAGATGTTCGGGTACAAAGATCCTGCTACAAATAAGAAAGTTCCAGGACATTTTGAAGTCAATAAGCAGGGATTAATAGGCGCATTTATGATTTGGAGCGCTATCTATAACATGAAATCCCCCATTGTCAAACAACTTGACAAAGCAAGTAAAAATAGCCCAGTTAAAGGATATTTAGAAGACGGTACTCAAACTCAAGAGGGTTATGTAGCCAATGGGTTCAAATTCGTAGATAGAATGGGCTTCAGCCGTCAAAATCTCTTGGGACGTTGACCAAAACCGACATTTTTTTGTGCCAGGCATAAATATATGTATGAGGTCTATATGAACTCAAATTTTTAAAGGAAACATATCATGACATATTTTACAAGATCACACGGTGACTTTCAACCAGTATCAAACATGGACGCAGGTTCATATGCAGTTGGTTCAGTTAATGCATCAACTTCAGCAGCTACAGTTCAACCACAAGGTCCAAAATTAGAATTCTTCACTATCACATTGGCTAACTTAGCTACTGACGGTTCAGTATTGAAAGCAACTATTGATGCTATTCAACAATTGGCTACAGTTTACATGTACGAAGTAACAGACACAACAACAGATACACTAGCAGTTGCAGTTTATCCAGTTGGTGCTTGGACAACAGGTACATTGAATACTGCTACTGGTGGCTCAACAGCTTACTCAGCAACATTCACAAACTAATTTAAACATTAGTTTATCAAAAAACCCGAGAATTTCTCGGGTTTTTTTTCCTTTATAAATACTGTATGAGAATTCGTTGCTATACATTATTTGATATTACCAAGACAGGGATTGTTAATCGTAAATCTCCTATTAATGGTAGTCCAGATAAATTAGCCGAATGGGAACGTAAAAGAAATACACAATGTAATTTAGATACAATAGTCCAAATCATATCTTTGCGTAGTCAGCCTGAAAATATATCAACTCCTGCACAACACGAAGGTTCAATTAATGAGTTTGGATTCATGTTTATAGAAGAAGAAATATCTAATCATTGGTCTTTTGAATTTGATATTATACATAAGAGTGTATTTGATGATGGGGTCAACCCTTTGGGATATTTGTACAATGATTGTGATACAGTTCCTATGATTAAAGTTGATACAGAATGGTTTAAACTTCCGAATTTTTTAGATACAACCCCTGAATTGAGAAATATATATTTTGAGGTAATAACCAATGAAGAAGATGAATGAAAAAGAAATGTTTAAGATTTTTAAACGGTTACTAGATAAAGAAGAAATCAGCAAAATATTTAATGATATTATTGTACAATATCCTACAGGTGAATATGAACTATATGGAAAATACAGTATAATCAGTTCAGATGGTTACTATATAGCCAGTAAGCATTATACACATACTTCTAAAAAATTTAACTCATTAAAAAACGCAGTAATTTGGACTACCCTAGATAGATGCAATCAAATTACAGAATCTATACGTCTTTTGGAACTAGATTTATTACTAGCAAGTACATTAGAGCATATCAAACTACACGAAAAAAACTATAAAAATGCTAAAAATTTTGAAGTTCTTACTTTAGCTGACACAAAATTACAAGAAGAAAGAGTAAGAAAAGCTAGGATTATGGTTGAGTTAGACCATTATGCTAACATGACCAGTAGATGGCAGCACAAGCAGTTCAACAACTTAAGTGCAAAATAATTTATATAATGATAAATACTTTATAAGTATTTTGGGAAAAACCATATGAAACTAACAGAATTTAACATGAAACCATCTTTAGTCGCTAAAAAAGCTCTAAAGGAAAACTTTAACACAAATATCAATCTTGATAATTTGAGTCTATATGAGACATCTAAAATGTTGCGTAAAGTTAAAGGATTGATGGCTGAAATGAAAGCATCAGACAATGCATTTACTAGCGAACAAAATCCTTCATATATGAAGTTAATGTTCATGGAACAAGCATTGAATCATCATTACGGTGATTTGAAAACTCAACCTATGTACAATCAACGTATTGTTGTAGAGAATGAAGAAGTTGAAAAATCTCAAGTTGTTTTAGCAGCTAATGAGATGATTGACGAAATGCAAAAAATGATTGAGAACGTTTCTGACATGTTGGTTAAAGAATTACCAGCAGTTGTTGACGGAGTTAATGCTGAAATTGGTACTAACGAAGGTGAACAATTTAATAGTCAAGTAAGCGAAGCATTAACACAATTGCAAGCAGCATTGACATCATCTAAATCAGGATTACAAAGTGCATTAGGTGTAATCACTGGTCAAGGCGGTGGTTTTGAAGGTGGAATGATGGGCGGTGCAGAAGAGCCTGAAATGGGTGCTGATGACTTAGGTTTAGGTGATGAAGAAACTCCTGATCTAGGTGATGAAGGTCCTGAACTACCAGAAGAGCCAGAAGAAGAGCCAGTGCCAAACGTAGGTCGTTCAACTCGTTAATATATGAGACTCTTTGAGTTTGTTGAAGATAACCCTCTACGTGTTAAGTTGACTGCGGTTGCCAGTGAACTTGAAGATGATTTTAAGGATAGTGGTAAGACATTACCACTAGATGAGTTCTTAGATATTCTACGTAACGAGGGTGTTCAAATTGATAAAAGTGACATATATGATGTCATTAAAAAAGAACCTTTAGTCAATATCATTGATAGCATTGAGCAAGGTAATGTTATCTTTAAGGGTCAAGTAGATGATAATGGTGAGTCTGAACCAACCGACAACGAACAAACCCTACAAAAAATGGCTAGTAAACAACTATCCAAATAACTTGCACACAGTATAAAAAAGTATTATAATACTTTGATGTACAATCCAAACAAATATAATTATCAACCCATGCAACGGGTAGAAGTCGATGGTAAGCGTAGATATCTTACTCCCGACGGTGAAAAGCTCCCAAGCGTTACTACAGTATTAGACGCAACTAAATCAGAAGAAAGCAAACAAGCACTTGCTAACTGGCGTAAAAGAGTTGGTACAGTTCAAGCACAAGCAATTACAACTGAAGCAGCAGGTCGTGGAACACGAATGCATAAATGGCTTGAGAATTATGTAAAGACAGGATACACAGGAGACCCAGGTAGCAATCCATACAGTATTCAAAGTCATATGATGGCACAAAGTATTATAAAACAAGGTATGAACAAATGTACTGAGTTTTGGGGTACTGAGGTTGCATTATACTTTCCTAAAATATATGCAGGCACTACAGACTTATGTGGTGTGCATGATGGTAGTGATGCTATTATGGATCACAAACAAACAAATAAACCTAAAAAGCGTGAATGGATTGATGATTACTTTGTTCAATTAGCGGCTTATGCTAATGCACATAATGAAGTACATGGCACAAAAATACGCAAAGGCGTTATTTTTATGTGTGATCCCACAGGATTATATCAAGAATTTATTATAGAGGGTAATGAATTTGAAAAGTACTCTAATATGTGGTTTACTAGACTAGAACAGTACTACTCAAAGTTCCTTTAGAACGTGATAAATAGTATAATCTACTAAAGGTTATACTATGGCGATAGTCCAGATTTCAAAAATTCAGCACAGAACAGGTGCAAACATTGATTTACCACAACTTGACATTGGGGAAATCGGTTTTGCTACTGATACTAAATTAGCATACATTGGTAATGATCCATTAATAGATCCTCCACAAGGGATTTCTCCTTCTGTTACTCAAATATACACAAATAGTGCTAACTGTAAAATTAATGCTAGTCAATTAACAGGTGTTTTTGACACTTCTATTGGTAATATAAAAATTGAAGGTGGATATAATGGATATGTCCTACAAACTGATGGTGCTGGTAATTTAAGTTGGACTGCACAGACCGGTGGTGGTGGAGGTGGCGGATCAGTTGCTGGTAGCAATACTCAAGTTCAATTTGCAAACGCAGGATATTTTGGTGGATCACCAGGATTCACATATGATTATACAACACAAAACTTATATGTAGGTGGTAATATATCTACTGCTGAATTAACAAGCACTGGTAACATTACTGGTGCAAATGCTAATTTAGGTAATTTAGTAACTGCTAATTACTTCAGTGGTTCAGGTGCAAATTTATTTGCAATACCAGCAAGTAATGTTGTGGGGCAAGTCGGTAATTCAGCATTGGCTGCTACTGTGTACTCTAGTGCACAGCCAAATATTACTAGTGTGGGGTCACTAGTTGGGTTAACAGTTAGTAATTCTGCAGGTAGTATTAATTTTGTTAATACTGCCAATGTTAATTTAGGGTCTGTTAGTAATTTACACATTAGCGGCGGATTACAAAATTATGTTTTATCTACTGATGGTTATGGTAACCTTGCTTGGATACAACCGCCTAGTACTAGTTCTGGTGGAACACCCGGTGGTTTAAACTCACAAATTCAATTTAACAAGCTAGGTGTGTTTGGTGGTGATTCGTCACTTACATTTGATTCGGCATCTAAAGTATTATCAGTTACTAATGGCATCTCAACGGGCAATTTAACAGGCGTATTAACTACTGCCGCTCAACCCAATGTCACTAGTCTTGGTACATTAACTGCATTGAATACTACAGGAAATGTTACTGGTAATTATATCATAGGCAATGGTAGTCACTTAAGTTACATCGCTGGTGCTAATGTTACCGGCTTTGTAGCAAATGCAAATGTAGCAAACTCAGTTCTTTCAATAGCAGGTGCTAATGTTACTGGGCAAGTTGCTAATGCATTGATTGCAGGCACAGTTTATACTCCTGGGCAACCTGCTATTACATCAGTTGGTACACTAACTTCATTAAATGTCAGTGGCAATATTACAACCAGTGGTTATTTTGTAGGTGATGGAAGTCATTTAACAAACTTACCACCAGCCACAGTATCTAGTATTTCTGGATCTGCCGTATCGGGACCAGTTGCAAGTGCTACACATGCATCAAGTGCTGATAGCGCATCAAGTTCAACATTAGCAGTTACTGTAAGCGGTAATGTGCAAGCTAACATTACTTCAGTTGGTACATTGTCTACTTTAACAGTAAGCGGTGCTATTGGTATAGGTGGAGCTGTTACTGCCGGTAGTAGTATTACTGCTGTAGGTGACATTACTGCTTTTTATAATTCATCTGATATTAGATTAAAAGAAAATCTTGTACCTATTGACAATGCATTAGATAAAGTATTAGAACTTGCAGGTTATTATTATAACTATAAAGGTAAAAATGATAAATTGGTTGGTGTATTAGCCGGCGATGTACTAAAAGTACTACCACAAGCAACATATCAGTTTACTCCGCCTGGTGTACCTGAAAACAAAGAAGATCCTTACTTAGCAGTAAGATATGAATTATTAGTTCCTTTACTAATCGAGGCAGTTAAAACTCTGAGCGATCAAGTTAACGAATTAAAAGCGTCTAATAAATAGTACCTTTGTAGATAAATACTAACAGTTCTACTCTTAATTGAAAAGAGTTTATGCAGTAAACCCACTGCGTAGGCCCTAGAACGGTCACATTACAAAGGAGAAAACAAATGGGACGTGCTCTACCAAAGAGATTTTTCGGAAACGTAAACACCAACGATACTGGTGATAATAGAGATACAGATACAAATAGTTCACATGAAGGTATCGGTGGTCAAGGTGTTACTGGTTTCGCTGCTAGTAACGGTGGTAACTACATTAATCGTTTACCTACAATTGCAACATTTTCAGCACCAACTTTGCCTGGTGGACAACAAGCAACAGGTGTAGTTCACAGTAACGCACAAAATGCTAGTCCAAATGCAAAAGGTACTGGATATCAAATTGGTGATATTTTAACCGATGCTAATGGTTCAACATGGCGTGTAACTAAACTACGTGTTATTAGTGCGTCAATGAATACATCTGGTAGTAATACTAATTGGGATGGTACTGAGTGGATTGTTTGGGATCAGTTTATTAACAGTCACTGGACAAGTCCTACTATTCTTAAAGGTATAACTACAGACGGTTCAGGCCATCATTTGACAGGTTACAATGCTGGTGCAAGTGTATACGGTGTATGGGATGGTACTGATGGTACACATGCCCCTACTACTGCTCAAGCTATTGTAGGTGGACCTAACTCACCAAGCTCAACACCAAATTATAATACACGCGGTAATGGAGACTATAATGGCTCTGGTTCTGGTGATAATAATGGTGCAGGAGGTTCAGTTACATTTACATACGGTGTAGAAGCTGTAACTTTAGTAAGTTCAATTGACTATGCGTATGGTACAACATATCAATATGGTGCAAGTAATACAACTACAGATAGTGGATCTGGTACAGGTGCTAAACTTGATGTAGGTTTTTGTATTAGTTATCTACAAGTTACTGATCCTGGTTCTGGCTATATTGGTACAGAAACAATTGCATTCACAACTGCACCAAACGGTGGTGAAATTCTTGCAGTTGGTACATTGACATATACAACTGATGATAGTACACCGTATGATGCTGAAGCATTCCCTGCAATTATTGCTTATGCTTATGTATCAACTGCAAATCAAATTGCTGACATTAATAAGCAAGAAAGCACTCGTCAATACAAGGTAACTACTGCTGAAGGTACTGGCAAGTGTGTACTTAAAGCAGGTACACCAAATGCAATAGGTGAGATGAGTATTAATGCTACTGATAGTGCAGGTGGAACATATTGGGTTACTAAACTAACTCACAATTTGGTAACATTAACACCAAATACAGGTTCACAATTTGCAGACGGTACTCGTACACAATGGGTATTAGATACAGCTGTTAGTGGTGTATCAGTTAAATTAGATAACGCTTAAGGAACAGAATCATGGGAAGACCTCTTAAAATCGCAAAATACAATAGTGATACATCTCAGTTAATAGATACTGGATATCCTAATGACGGTACAATTAATAATACATTCAGTGATGTAGAACCAGGCGTTGTTGGTGGTAGTAATACTACTTCTCCGCATGATAGTTTGTTAGTTCAAGCTAGAGTAAAGATTGGTTCTAATAGTGAAGCTAATGGTTATATTTTACGTCAAAAAGCCAAACATAAATTTTTAGTAACAGATGGTACAAACACCGGTGTTTGTACTTTAGCTGATTCTAATAATTCAAGTTTAGCTAATGATACTATGACTATTACAGTTACTAAACATGATTCAACTACAGTAAGATTGCAATCAATCACAAATAAGTGGGGATCAGATTTTGATGGAGTAAAATATATTTTATCATTCAATCAGAATAGTACTACAATCACAGGTACAACTGCACAAGAAGTATCAGTTAATAACTGGTGTTAATTTTAAATTAACAATAAAAAAGCGCCCTAGGGCGCTTTTTTTATGAGGTTTTGTAATTTAGTTTGTACAACATCAAAGTTTACTGTATTGAATAGTCCGGGATGCAATGGTTTTGGATAATGTTTACTATCTACCCAACAGTACCCTACATGTTCGTCATTGAGGGTAGGTATGAATTCATTTTCTATCTTACAAAAGAATGTATGATATGTGAATTGATTGTTGACAAATTTTTGAATTGGAATGAGTTTGGCTTGCTCAGGGAAGAATGCAATTTCTTCTATACACTCACGTTTAACACCTTCAAACAATGTTTCACCTTCATCTATTTTTCCACCTGGAATGCCCCAGTTACCAATGTTCTTAGAATCATTGCGTAGTAAAAATAAAAATCTTTGTGTGTCATTGGCGTAAAAGAATACGCCACCCGAATTATTCTTCATAGTATGATTTATCTATTATGAAGTTGACCATTAAATTACTATATTATAATCACCTTGGTCATACCATCCTTCGAAGGATTTTGTCCAAATGCCTTCGGCAAATCTATATTGTACACCTGATGTAATGTTAGTAACATACTCTACATTAGGTGCATTTACGCTATCAAAATCAACAGACCATTGACCTGTCGTTGCACTATATTGAATGATATCATTTGCATTTGCAACAACACCTCCCCAAACACTATAGCTTAAAACTGAATTAGTATTACTACCAATTGGTTCAACAATCAAATAACGTTGACCATCAGCTACAGCAGGTAAGCCTTGACTAGGACCTTTTGCTTGAGGATTGATAATACTATCAACTGCTTGTAATGTGTTTTGTGGTAATGTATCAACGTCAATATTATAAATTAATAATCTATCATCAGTAGGATTAAATGCAATAGTACCCACAATGTCACTGGTCATGTAAGGATTTTGTAACCATATTTGACTGATACCTGGACGGACAGTACCGTATACATTTAGTACACTAGACCAATAGAGTTGATCATCTGGGTTAGGTGGTAAATCAATTTGTTTATTATCGGGATTGAACGGTTGGTCTGCTCTGATAATTTGTAATGTATTGCCTATCAACAATATTTTATATCCATATGGTGTGATTTTCTCACGTGTGCCTAATAACAATGCATCATCTTGCATATCAGTAAGCGCATTGCCTTGAAATATGCTAGCAATAATTTTATGAATAATACCAAGTTTCTTGATTTTACTTGGGCTACTAATCCATATAGGCATATAGAATTTCCATGACATTACGTCAATGGGATTAGCACTACCAGTTGGTATACTACGGCTACTAAATGTTAATCCATCTTGGTATACTACGCTTAAACTTGTCCAATCAATAAAATTATCAGTGCTTTGAATTTCCATACTAGGATTAAACAATACACCTAATTGTTCCAATAATTCTAATTTTTGATTATAGTTAGTTGTCCAAAAGTCCACAGTAATTCTCAATGTGTAAGGTACTGGCATAATACGTTCTACTGTAAATGCTTGCCCTTGTGTAGGTTGTGTTGTACCGGTCACTGGATCATATGAACGTTGTCTTACATTCAGTTTATCTAAAAAGTATGGATCTTGTGTGCGTTGTTGGTCATACTCTACACCAGTGATATAATAAGTTATCATAGGCGCACTTGGTAAACTACTTGGACTATTATTGGCTTGTTGTGCAGCAACCATTCTACTTGTGTCACCATACTGAATTGGTACACGTACAATGATATCATTACCTGCCGGGTCTTTACCTTTGGTAACATTCCAGTCACTGAACACCCGGGCGAATTGAATAAGGAATCTCCTTATTTGTGAATCATAAAAGTAATTTGCCAATTTATTTCCTTAGTTATAGTTATTTAGTGTTTATGAAATCTACCAAATACAGGTAAGGTAACTTCTTTGTTGCATACATCACACCATTTTTTTATTTTGTTGGGGTCAATTCTACTAGAACTATTGAACGGATGTTTTTTATTTTCTAACATTTTTTTATGTATCTCTTAATCTACATTAATCTTAAGTATGCTTGAAAGTGATTGTACTTCTGGTATCGTAGTACCATTTGTAAGAGTTGTGACATTGCTATTATTAATGAATGAACCCAATTGAGTTTGATTTTGATTTAGTCCACCTGAAACTCTGTTATTGACGCTTATCTTGACCCATAATGAACCATCCCAACGGAACATCACTTGCGGTAAGTAATCCAATCGTAAGAAGTAATCACCTGTGGCCGGATTAGAAGGGAATGCAATACCAGACTTGAAGGGTAAACCATTAGGTGCAGTACCATCACCTACTAAATAACCATCCGTATAACCATATCCTCTAGGAGATGTTCTAACAATGAATGTAAATCTAGGGTCTTCGTCCGCTCTAAAGTCCATTATGTTTGTATCAACAATTAACGCCTGATTAAAAGAAGGTAAACTAGGATCTTGCCCTGCATCTGAGTATGTATTGTCACTTGTACCATACGGTGCAGTGATAGAAGAAAGCGCATGCGCTGAAATAACAAAATCACCTTCTACTTGACCCGAACCAGTATCAGTTCTTTCAGGCGCAAGTTGAACAATAGATAAACTCACTCTAACTAATTCATTTAATAATTCACGTGAACCTATAGGTAAATCTTGAATTCCGACCAGTGCCGCAGGACCAATTCGTATAAAAGGACTTGGACCTAATGTTACAACAGTACCTGTTGGTACAGGCGCGCCCTTTACAACAGTCAAATTAGCAGGGGGTGCAGGTTTGCCTGCAGTATCAGTGGGTGCCAAATACAATTGACTTCTATCGTAACCCAATTTAGGTACAATTCTAGCGGCTTCTGATATCATTGCATCATTAACTTGAATATTTTGATTGTAGCGACCAATAATATCTTTGAGACTGTCAGCAGTATCTAGCGCCCAATATGGTGTATTCACTACATATTGACCTGTTGCTGGATCAAGAATTGTACAAGGTGTCCCCACTGGTACATTTTGTTGTGCAACATAATTTGTGTTACCATAACTAACAACATAGCCTGGTA